CACCACCTGGGGACCGGTCATAGCATCGTGTACCACTGACGATGTCTATGATGGAGCATGGCACCATCTTCTGGCCATGAGAGATTATACAGCAACAGATAAGACATATATTTATATTGATGGAATCCTCAAAGACTCAGACTCAGATACCACCACCGCAACTCTTGATGGAAACAACACCTTCTATGTGGGAGACATTGACACCAGTGACGATGGAGAAGAATTCAGTGGAGATATAGATGAGTTGAAAATCTACAGGGCAGCTCTCACCACAGACCAAATCAAGACAGAATTCAATGCCGGAAAAGCTATCGTCATGGGATCAAAATCCCAAAACACGAGTGGTACCGGTTTAAATTCAAACGCGGCGTCTTATTGTCCTCCCGGAGACAGTGATAGTTGTGTCGGTCCTGTTGGAGAGTGGAAGATGGATGATAATGTTTCTGGAAATGGACAAACGATCGTGGATTCATCGGGAAACTCGAACAATGGAACAACAGATGATGGAGCAAATAATACCGGTATGAATTGTACGGTGCAGGGGAAGTTTGGGAAGGGGTGCAGTTTTGATGGGAGTGATGATTTTGTGTTGAGTTCTAATAACATTGGATTGAGCGGTGACATTGCAGCTACCATTTCAGTTTGGACTAAGTTTAGTTCAGTAGGAGGTAATTGGTATAAAGCTGTTGCAAGTTTTGGTTCAAGTAGCAGCGGTCAAGGTTTTGCTATTTTTGTAGGGAACAACGGACAAGTTACGGTTGGGTTTTATGGAGGGTTGTCTTATGCTGGATATGTTAGTGGAGCAGTTACTACTGGACAATGGTTTCATTTAGTTGCAACTAAAACACCAGGTGCTATAGGAGCAAGTACAACAAAATTGTATATAAATGGAGTTTTGCAAACTTTAACATTTTCAGCTTCAAATACGCCAAATGTGGCGAATGGTAAGTTATATGTTGGGAGCGATGTAGCAAATGAAGTATCAAATCCAGTGGTTATAGACCAAGTCCGTATCTACAACTACGCCCGGACGCCGGCCCAGATCGCGTGGGAGTACAACCGCGGGGCGCCGGTTGGATACTGGAAATTTGATGAGTGTCAGGGAACAGTGGCAAATGATTGGGGGCCAAATGGAAACGGCGGATACAACGGTAACAACGGGAATAGGACTTGATATCGTCGCAAGCGGTTTAACAACCGGAAATGCGGCCAGATTTTATTCGAATTCCAGCGATGTAACTGCGCGCGATCTTGTTCTCATTCACAATGATAATGCTCTTGCAAACGGCGTCGTGGGTCTGAGAATAACTCAGGACGCGGATTCTGAAGCACTTATCATTACATCCGCTGCGGATGTAGAAAATATAGCTACTATAACCGGCGATTCGCTGACAACCGGAACGCTTTTAAATCTTTACAGCAATTCCAGCAGCATCGCCGGTAGACAGCTTGTACAGATATGGAATGACAATGCTCTTGCGCAGGGCGCAGTCCCTTTACGCGTGATCCAAGACGGCGCAACGTTTGCGGTTAGAATCGATCAGAATGCGGACGGCAGAGCAATTTCGATAATCGCATTAAGCGCGACAACGGATGTAATCAACGTAACCGCAAGTTCGCTGACAACGGGATCAGCCGCCATTTTTTACAGCAACGCTTCAAGCACATCCACGAGAAATTTGGTTGAGATTACAAATGATAATACGTTAGCGACGAACGCGCGCTGCCTTTATCTTCAGCAAGATGCGGCAAAAACCGCTTTGTTTATCGACCAAAATGGAGATAATATTTCGCTCTATATCGATACGGAACAAACGACAACCCATGCGATCCAAATAGATACGCCGACTATAACGACGGGAAATATTTTTGAATCTAATGCAAATAGTCTGACAAGCGGAAATGGAATCAATTTAACGTCGACGTCAACGGCATTTTCAAGCGGGCAGTTATTTAAGTTCGATCATACGGCTTCAGCTGCCGCCCTTACGAATAAGACAGGCGATTATGGTTCTCTTAGTGTGAGCAGAACGGATACAAGAACGAGTTTGACAACGACCGATAATTTTGATCTTCTTCAGTTGTCGAGAACTGCCGTCATGAATGGAACCGGCGGCACGATGGACGCCGACGGCGCTTTGATCAGGCTCACATCAACTGCGACTCAAACGCTTGGAACATTAACGATGGATGTTCCCGGAATCGTGATGGCGCTTAACCAGCGTTCCGCGAGCAATGTTTATGCGATGACGATCACGAATGATAACGCAGGTACCGGACTTCCGGGCGGGATCGACATGTCTGCATTTACCGTCGATGAGCCTCTCATCAAGGCGCCTGCCGATGCGATTACAAGTCTTGGTACATTAAGTGCGCAAATTGCGGTCGATGTCGGCGGAACAGTTTACTACATTCCAGCCTATACGACCGGAACCTGAGGAGAATTTATGGCCGACATTACTTTCACAATTCCAAATCTAAAAGTGCAGGACTTCAGAAATGGAATTTTAAAACATGCGCCGAAACCGGACATACCCATTATGACGGACGACCAATGGATTAAATCGCTCCTTCTTGATGTCCTCAAAACCTGGTACCGGGAAGGAAAAAAACAAATTCTTCAGGATAAAGTAATCAATCAATTTAATCTCCAAGATCCCGGAATTGACGAAAACATAGTTTCATGAGGAGGAAAATATGGCGCAATTTAACATTGCAATTGACGTACCCGTGAATAAACGCGATGAAGTTCTGGACGGAGTGGTTTATGTGAACGGTTATACAGACACGATATCGGGACCGCCCGACGCGTCGGGTAATGAAACATCGATTCCGAATCCCGAAACGAAAGTCCAGGCGCTTCAGAGAATCTTAAGAGATTTTATGAGAAACCACTATGTTGCTTATCAGCGCAAACAAGCAAGGGAAGCCGCCGAAAAGGCCGCCGATCAAGCGGCAGATCAGGTAAAATTCACATGAGCGAAAAAAACGAAAAGGCAAAAAGGCGAACGGAAAGATTCGGAGCCGGAATGGATGATTTTCAAGTAGGCGTTAAACTGGACGAGTCAAACGAATCGGAGGCTGTAAAATCAATTGATAAAGAACAGGCTCGTCAGGCGCTTTTAAAAGACGCAAGAGAGCGTGAGATGAAGTGCATCCAGGAAATAAATGCTTCTCTGAAACGGCATAATTGCCGGATGGAATACACCATGGCATTAAGAAGCGGGCAATATCCGATGGCTCAGGGCAATGTCGTAGCGAATGGAATATGACCAACCTGAAAGAAGAAGAAAATCTCTCGACCACGATCTCATTATTGAAATCAATCAGAGACTCAACCATATTGTTGAGCAATTTACTGAGGCAAGAAACGAGAAACGGCAGATATTGGAAGACCATGAGGCGAGGATCCGGTTTATGGAGAAAGCGCTTTGGACCGGATTTGGGGCATTAATCGTGATTCAATTTCTCCTCAAACTTTGGAAATTTTAAAAGGAGGACTCAAATGAAAGACTTGCTTAAGATTTTAACGCTTGAACCTCTTAAAGGAAAGAGAAGCCAAATTACAATTGTTGTAATGGGGCTTGTGAATATATTGGCGCAGCTTGATATTTTGAAACTCACGCCTCAAGATTTGGAAAATATAAACAAGTTCTTGGCGTGGGTTCTTGCGTTCTTCTTTGCGGAAAAGGTGAGTAAATGAAAAGTATCTACCTCGTTGGTTTTCTTTTTTTCCTCGGCTGCGCACAGCTAAAAGAAGCAACCTTTGACGTAAAGGCATGTTTTTCTGATCCTATTTGCCGTGAGCAAGCAGTGAGTGAGGCGCGAAGCGCTAAGGAGATAGCGGTTGCAGTCTCAGGAGCAAGTCCTATTCCTCTTTCCTCAAATTTAGTAGGGGGCGCAATTTACGGAATTGTTTTGATTTTAGCCTTGGCTAAAAAAGGAAAGAAACGTGAGGAGCTTCCTCCTGCGCAATAAGGGAACTTCACTTGTTGAGGTTCTCTATATGATCGCAATCTTTACGGCATGGATTCTGCCTTTTATGCTGGCGGGTCTTTGGTGGTGGGTTATTTTTTTGGCTATTGTCGTTATCTTATTTTTAGCTTTTGAAATCGCTTCAGTTCTGGTTAGAAAAAAGACGCTTTCTAAAGATTTCTGGAGCTATCATGAAGCTCATCCAATTAAGGGCTGGATGATTATAGGCGGAACTTCAGTCTTTTTTATCGGACTTGCGCTGCATTTAGCTTTTGGGATCCCATGAGTAAAAACATCTCTCAGATTCCTTATAGAGAAATTACAGAAAGAGTGCGTGAGCTTGCGCGTACGCCTGAGAATACAGACGAAAAGGTAAGAGGTGTTATTCAAGACGTTTTTACGAGGGAGATACCTTCGAAGTACGACTGGACTTTTCTGCTTGCCTCCTCCGGCATCACAACCATTGACGAATATAAAACCGGAAATGTATCGATTAATACAGGTTCAAGATCAGCTAACTTTTCTTCTGATGTGACGCTGACGGCCGGTATGGTAGGGAGAAAAATTAAGGTCAGCGGCAATGACACGCTTTATGAGATTACCTCATTTGGCGGAGTTACCTCAGCAACTCTTCTTCCGAGCTATGAGGGAGAAACAAATGCTTCCAATCAGTCTTATACAATCTTTCAGCCTATTTATGCTTTGGCAAGTGATTTTGACCGCTTTCCCAAGGATGGAGGAATCTACAAATGGAGTGGAGGAAGAAAGGAAATTCTGCGAGAGGAACCTTATCAAGAATATAACACGAACTTTAGCGCGACTCCTTCGACTCCAGAAAAAGTTCGTTTGGCAGGCACGGATACAGCGGGTAATCAGCTATTTGAGTTTAGACCGGCTCCGAAGGACGCGAAAAATTATGGCTACGATTACATCCGCTCTTTAAGCCCGCTTTCCGAAACGTCTGCCGGAACCGTCACGATCGGAGCAGATGCGACCTTGGTGACCGGACATGGGAGCGTTTTTACGGAAGCGAGAACCGGTGATTGGTTACGTGTAGACGCTTTGGGAATTGGACAAGACTCAAGTTGGTATCGTGTTAGTCTTATTACGAATGGAACGACATTAACCTTAAATACAGCTTTTGCGAATACGTTGGTGGAAAGCGCCAACTATGTGATTTCTAGAGCGCCCGAGTATCCGATAAAGGTTCAGCAAGCAGTTTTGTGGGGTTCCTTAAGAGCGCTTGCTATGGATCAAAATGACCAGACAGGCGCTTTTTACCACATACGATTTGCCGAGGTGATGTCTGACGCGAAACGTCTTTATGCGACACGCACTTATTCTCAAAAGATCGAAACTGTCGCAGAAGACTTTAAATACCGCAGATAAGTATAGGAGATAGAATGGCTGATCTCAGCGATAAAGTATTAAATGCGGTTCGATATGCAAGGCAATTTAAACAAGAGGACCCAAAGTTTGAGGTAAGTCAAGGGACTACTATTTTTCTTACGTTTAACGGTCAAAAACTTTTTGAAATTGATAGTATTGCTGAAGCAAATTCGTTTGCTGTTCTTTTCAACGCATCTTTAGCTCCAGGGCTCCAAAGTTTAAAAACCCACCTAGAAAATAAAGTAAAGACAATTATCAATGCTTAAAGGCGTTGCTGATCTTACAAGCCAAGATTTTTCAAAGGGACTCAATACGATCTCTGATATCTTTAACTTGTCCAAAGACCAGTCTCCAAACATGATGAATGTGAAGGTGAATTTTGACGGATCTGTTCAAAAAAGACTTGGTACCTCGACAATGAATTCAGTCAGCCTCGGCGGCCAGAGAGCCGCGGGATTTACGTCAGGTCTTGGTACGCTCACCAACAACCTCATTGCCTGGTGGAAAATGGATGAGACGGGCGGAGCGAGAGACGATAGTTTTTCGACCAATCATTTAACGGACAACAATACGGTATCAAATGCAGGCGGTATTTTAGGAAACGCGGCACTTTTTACAGCTGGTAATTCCGAATACCTTTCACGCGCGAGTACATCCAGTCTCGTAGCCGGAGATGAAGATTTTACGATTTCAAGCTGGTTTTATCTTAATTCGACCGGTGAATACGTTATTGCTTCGAAACGAGATTCTGGAGCAGGGGGAGGCGCTCAAACCGTTCTTTTACTCCACTGCGATGGTACGGACGGAGCTACTACGTTTACAGATAGTTCTGATACTTCTCATACGGTAACCGCGAATGGAAATGCTCAAATCGATACGGATCAATCAAAGTTTGGAGGTGCTTCAGGCCTTTTTGACGGAACCGGAGATTACCTAAGCATTCCCGATAGTGCCGATTGGGATTTTGGCACCGGCGATTGGACGATTGACTTTTTGATTAGGTTTAATGCCATTACGGGCCGTCATTTTCTAGTAAATCGCGGAGATAATGATGGAGCAGGTACTTTTGCAATTGAGTATAGAACGAGTGTAAGCAAGCTTATCGTAGGAATTGCCAGCGGAGAACCTATTTCCGCAAGCTGGTCTCCGAGCATTAATATTTGGTATCACGTAGCCGTTTCTAGAAAAGGAAGTGATTTAAGAGCTTTTATAGATGGCATCCAAATCGGCACAACAGCGGCTAATTCCAGCGATATTACAGGCGCTCTTGGAATTAGAATAGGCGCAAGCACAACCGATACCTTTGCTTTTAACGGCTGGCTGGATGAGATAAGGATCTCAAAAGGCACCGCACGATGGACTTCCAATTTTACGCCTCCTTCCGAAGCATACAGAAATACGGACGCCATAGGTTATGAGTATCAGCTTTATGTAAATACTGATAATTTTGTTACGTGGAGAGTATCAAGTTCCGGCACTGCTCATAATGGGCAAGTACGGGCGACAAGTTTTGGCGCTGTGTCTACAGCGACTTGGTATCACGCACTTGCTTGGCACCAGTCGTCTAATGTGATTGGCGTATCGGTAAATGCAAATGTCACAACAGATAACACTTATTCTTCTGGTGTATTTAGCGGAACAGCTCCATTTGCCTTTGGCTCAATCGGAAGCGGAGTTGACCTGTTTTTTAACGGACGAATTGACGAATCTGGGTTTTGGCGGAGGGCGATTAGTGATCTTGCAAGCATAAAAAGTCTTTACGGAGACGGCTCTGGAACAACATACGACAACGGTTTTAGTGGTTTTAGCTGGGCCTCTTTTGATTTTGGAGCGTCAGCAAATCGCTGGTATGTAGTGGCAGCGGGAACTGGTCTTTACGCTTCATCAGATTTAGGTGTTAATTTTACCTCTATTGCGAGTGATAGAAGCGCTGCTTATCAGACTTTAGAACGATCAAAAAATGTTTTAATTGCCACATCTGATGCTTATAACAATCCACTTCAGTGGTCTGGTTCTGGAGGAACGTATGCGGCAATCGTAAATTCAAATGCGCCTCTGGCAAAGTACTCAATTAATTTTCAGGGCTTTCTTATTCTTTTAAACACGAGCTCAAGAAAACGCGCTTTTTTTTATCAAGATGAAAATACCCAATTAAGCGGTACATGGGCAAATGTATTTGACATTCCTTCCGTAGGTGATGATGAAATTACAACTGCATTTGTTTTAAAAAAGAGGCTCTATGTATCAACTCGTTACAGGCTTTACCGCGTTTCCTATGTTGGCGGAAATCCAGATTGGTCTTATTTGGAGATCAAAAATTGGGGTTTTGTTCCAAGAACCGTTAAGAAACTTTTTCTTAAGGACATTGGCGAGGTTGCGATCGGGCTTTCTTGGGACAGGAGAATTAGGGCTTTTGACGGTTCTGAGGACAAAATTATTTCAGACAATATAGAAAATGACAACTCGATGTGCGATTTTGCATTGTCCAAACTTTCGTTTTCAGGTTCCGGTCTTACGCTCAGTTTTGCCGAGTCGGACGAGAATGAGCAAGTTTATAAACTGTGCACGGTTCTCGGTGAAAATTCAACTCAAACGACGAATTTCATAAATTTCAGCGGAAGATCCTTGGCCTTTTATCCTTATTCAAATACGCCATTTAACACCATGGCAATGGTTGAATCTGCAAATCGCCGCTATCTTTTGGCGGCAGACCGTTCTGGTTATATTCATATGTTGGATACTTCAAATAGGGATGTGACGACAGCCATTAATGATCTTTTCGATAGTTCTTTTCTTTTTGATAAGTCTCCTTCTCAAACGACCAAAGGTTACAAGGTTGATTTCTTTTTTTCATCCACTTCTTCGAATAACGTTTACATTCAAGATCGGACCGACTTTTCGGGAACCTTTAGGACAAGACATATTCTTAAGTTGGAGAACACGGGCGGGCAGGTTCAGGTTATGAAATCGATAGGAATTCCAACAAGCTTTAATACTTATCAATACCGGATTGCCTCATCCTCTGGAACGAGCGATCCCTGGAAACTTAACCGAGTGGATACTTTTGTCCAGGGAATGGGAATAGGAAAAGTCCAGTGAAACTGGATACTTATGACATTTCCGACGTTAAACCGGAGCTTATTGACTTTACGGATGATGTCATAACAATCATCAATTATGGAAAATACCAGCCTCAGGTAGTTACAGCGATTCCGACTTGGACAGGAAGAGCCGGCGAGTTTGTCTGGGTTTTTGGATCTACTGGAGGCCTTTATGTTTGTACAACGGACAACAGCACGACATGGAGGGTTTTAGCGACATTTACTTTATGAAAATTCTTACTATTTTGAAATTCATGGGTGAAACCGGAATCAGATTTAAACAGGATGAACTCTCTGATATCTTTTACTATATCCGCTCTATGATCGCCAGTTGCCGTGTTATCGAGTTGTGCGATAATGAAACCAGATATGGATATCTATTTTTCAGCATTTGCAACGATATAGAGCCATATTATAAAAAGCCTACTTGGAGATATGTTTCGGATAATAAAAATGGCGACAAGGTTTATATCGAAAAACTAGTGGCAAAATCGTGGAATAAAGAGCTCAGAAAGATCGTCGAAAAAAATCTTCACCAACTTTATCCGAATTTAGTAGAGGCGATCTGGCATCGTTGGGGGAAAACATCCGATCGAAAAGTAATTTACACCAGACCTGATAGGAGGCACCTATGTATGACATAAAAGTTCTAAGCGACAATGATTTCTTTAATGTGGCAAAGTCAGATCAAAGGTATTCTTATGTGGATCAAGATAATCTTGGATTTGCTGATCCGCTTAAAAACACAGCTTATGTTAGATATGTGGCTCATCCTGAGCTCCAAAAGTATTTGGTAAATCATGAACTTGAAGAATTAACTTCCGATCAATCTAGCCATGAAGATCCAAATGGAATCAGGCATAAGAAGTTTTTTAAGGAAGTTCTTCTTCCCATTGTTACAGGAGGTTTAAGTCTTCTTCCTTCTTTTGGCGGCGCACGCAGGGAAACTCCCGGCGAACGGCTGCCTCCCACTCCTCTTTTTGGAGGCGACTTTGTAGGGGGCCAATATGGAGGACCTTTAGGACAATTCAGTGTACCTCAGTTAGCAAGCGGCCGTATTCCAGAAGAACTGACAGGCGGACAAGTATCCGGTCAAGGACTGACACAAGGCCTTCAAAGTTTTGGTCAGCCGCTTCCTCCTGAGCTTCTAGAACGGACAAAAGGTTTTCTTCAAGGTAGAGTCGGAAGACTCCAATTCTGATGTATACGATCAAGTTGTTGTCTAATAAAGAGTTTGATCGGCTTCCTTACAAGGGAGCTCATCAAGCTTTAGGACTTGCTGATCCAAAGACGAATTCAGCTTTTGTAAGATTTACGGCTTACCCAGAGCTTAACCGTTATCTCGTCAATCATGAGTTTGAGCATTTAATTGAAGAAACTCCGACTGATGAGATAGATGGCGTCAGATATTTTGCTTTTGCGTCCATTCTTCCTGCTTTGTGGGGCGGTCTTAAAGCAGCGGGGTCATTTCTGGGAACCAAAGCTCTTCCGGCTATCGGAGGCGCATTAAAATCAGGGGGAGGATATCTCAGCAGTTTATTCGGCGGCGGGGCTGCTTCTCGTCCGGTAACTGGGATAAGAAAAGGATTTACATCTGCGGCAGGTCTTGGGCAAGGTTTCTTACCAGGAACCAGTCCTTTCCAAACAGTGAGTTCTCCGCAAGATCGAGGCGGTGGAGCATTATCAGGTTTATTTAGCGGGCTTCTTAAAAATAAAACAGCGCTCGGATCCGGTCTTCTAGGTCTTGGGCTTTTAAAACCATTTCCTAAAGCTCCCCAGCTGCCTCAATCCGTAGAAGATTTAAGGGCTCAAATTCAGGGAGGTGGAGGACCTTTAGGCCAACAGGCACGAGGAGTTTTACAACAGCAGCTCGGACGTCAATTTGAGCCACTTACTCAGCCGGAAATAGATGTCGCTTTAAGGCAATACAGGCTGACTAGGGAACAACAGAAGAAAACGCAGATTACAGATCAATATAAGTTTCTTCGTCCGAGTGCTGATATGTTAAGTGATTCAAGTTTTGCCAGAGACGTAAGAGCATTTGATGAACAAACGGCGCAAGGTGAAGCCGATATTTTAGCTTCTGCCACACGCGGGGCAAGAGAAGCTTTTGATGTCAATCAGCGCCTGGCAATCCAGCAAGCGGGTCGGTTTACCGATTCTGAAATAGATCAACTTGCTACTGTTGCCCAACTTGATCTTAATAAATTGGTAAGTGATTACGGCATGGACATCGCCCAAGCCCAGCAGTTTAAGGAAACATTTTCCAATCTTGGCAGTCAAATTCTGATGAGCGGTCTTGGCGTTCAAAGTCCGTTTTCGATGTTTGGAATTTAATGGCAAAAGAACTTAGATTTAAAGTCAACCCGCCTAAGATAAAAGCTCCTACATTTAAGCGCAGCGGTTCTGATGCGCTTCAGAATTTAGTCGCAAGGGATATTTTAGAAAGACAAGAAGAAAGAAGAAAACCCAGACTGGCTGCTGAAACTGCTGAAGAAACGGAAAGAGCTAAAAGAAAGTTTGCCGTTGGAAATGCTTACAGAAGCTTGAGCAATGACTTTATCCAAATGAGAGATCTTACTTTGCAGGTTGAGAATTCTCTTCCTGGAATGTTTAACCGTTTAGCGGGTGGAACAAAGAATTACCTTAGCTTAATGAAACAAGACCCGACAGGAAGTATGTTGGCCAGGCACCAGAATATTGTAGATTCATCCTTGAGGAACATTGGTATTTTAAGGGCAAATGAAACTGAAAGCAGATTCTCGAATGAAGATGCCCGAAGAATGCAAAAACTGTTCGGGAATCCGATATGGGATACTGAAATTAAGGAAGACCTTGACTATTCTGAAAATTCAAGAACGTTGGATGATAGAGCAAGAACAGCTGGAATTGAACTTGAGACGAACTTATTTGAACAAATGTTTCCACAAACACTTCCTGGGATGCTTGGCAGAAAAGGTGCTTCAAAAATCTTGCTTGGGGATTTGATTAGGCGCAGAGAATCACTTAGCGATGACGAAATGAGGGAAGGAACAACTCGATTGGATAAGTTTGGTTCTTTGGATCAATTTGATCCGCTTTTAACACAGCTCATTTCTGATGAACTTGAGAAAAGAAAGATAGACATTTAATGGGAAGAATACAAGATAAACTTAGACAGCGTGTAACGGGTAAAATTCCTCCATGGCAACGTGTGCTTGAAACTGCTACAACAGTTGGAAAAGAAATCGGCGAATTTCCACGCGGATTTGCAGAAATTTATACGTTGGGGCTTGAACCGCGTGCGCGGTCCTTAGGACAAAAAGCAGCAGAAGCTCTAGTTCCTGGTCCCACTCCTCCAGGAATATTTGACGAAAGAGAACCGGAAACATCAGGAGTTGGAAGACGTGTACTACCATCGATCCTGATGGGAATGGCGGCAGGAAAAGGCATTGCAAAAGCCGGAACTAAATTGTTCGGGCTCAAAGGAAGAATAAAAGAAGTGAGAGGTATAGAAGATATTATTCCCACCTTACAAAAATTTAAAGGAACTTTATCTCAAGAGACCGGTCAAATTAAAAGAGTCGGAAAAATACTGAAAGAAAGAACTGCTAGGGCTTCTGAAAAGCTTGGATTTCAAGCTAAAGAAAAAATTCCTACAGAGGTGGACAAATTATTTAAAGAATCAGGAAAAGTTTTTGAAAAAGGGCTAGGTAAATTACAATCCACGCTTGCAGATGAAGATTTAGCGAACATATTAACAAAAGCCGCGAGAGAACATGGGGCAGAACTTATTGAAGGAACTCCTGGTCATGGACTCATGCAACTTGCTCGTAAGTTCGGATTAAAAGCTCAACCTGAAGAAGGTGTCATTCAAACCGTTGTCAAAAAATATTCTCCAACAGAAGTCCAGGCACTTGTTAAACGGATAACCGGTTCTTTGCCGACCTCAAGATCAAAAGCCATATTTTATAAGCATCTCCTTGATCAAATTCCAAGTTCTGTTCCTGGTTTAGCTGAATTAAAATCCGCTTATGCTCCAATTTATAATGTGGCAAAACAAGCGGCAAAAGTGACAAAGGGAGCGGTCAAAAGAACTGTTTCGGGCGTAAAAAAAATATCACCTGCTGAAGTATCTGCTCTTGAAGCTGCTGAAAAGCCATTAGGCACTCAATTTGTTCAAAAAGCTAAAGGTTTAAGAGAAAAGAATAGGATTCAAGAATTGGCTTTAAAACAAAGACAATCTAAAATTGGTAAAAAGATGGATGCAACAGAGCGACAATTGGAATCTTTAAAAAAACGAAAGCTTGATCTTGCTCGTGAAATCCAGGATGTAACAAGACGAAGAAAAGCAGTTGGTTTTACAGTTGGAACACTAGGAGCTTTAGGAGGTTTTGAATTTCTTCGTAGACGAATAAAACGATAAATGCGCAAGCGCGAGGTTGTTTTTTTGATTAATCCATTAAAAAGAAAGCAAGAAAACCCGTAAAAAATATAAACAGTAAAACCCACGAAGGCAATAGGGACATAATAAACATCATGAGCGCGACAAACAAAATCCCGGTCGCGATCACAACTCCGAAATAGAACTTTTCCCAGGTTGAAAGTTTATCAATCATTGCGCTTTTTTTAAAATTCTCTCCAGTAAGTTATAGAAAAAGAGAAAAAAGAAAAGCTTTGAGCAAGACAGCGTTGGCACGCTGCTTGCTATTCTTTAAAAGAAAAAAGACAAAAAGATAACTTACCGAAGAAAATTTTTTTTAAGGAAATTACTGCCACTAATTCCGTTATTCTAATTTACGGACGACTCTTGTTTTTGCATCGATTAGCCGGTGACAGTCTACAAATCCCTCAGTTTCACTGGTAAGGTTCATAAAGACGGAACCCTCACACCTAAGAAGCAATGTGGTTGAGTGATCACAGGACAGGTGAGAAGGGTTCCAAAAATGGAAATTGCTTCTTTGTTGTCCTACTTCACTCAAAAAAGAGTATACCACTCGTAAGTAAAATTGTCAAGTCCGTATTGTTATTGACAATTGGTTAACTTCTTATTACCATATCTTCAACTTCCTCACATCATGGATCTTCTTCATGGTTCATTTGCCCACTTTTCAATCATAACCATTGTATTTTTCGTAACTTGGATCAATTCACTTTGGGGCGGGTTTGTAAGTGATGACCATGACGGAATTGAGCGTTTTTCAGATAAATTAAGAGTAGCAGGTTTTATATGCAGGCTTTGTAGTTACACTTGGGCTGTGGAGGAAACGAAAGGATCTAGCGTTTGTCCAAAATGCCATATTGATAAAAGTGACGCTTATGGCGACAAGATTGACTCGTATGAATTAGAGGTAGGACCGGAAAAGAAGAAACTAAAATTTAGAAATATACAATTCAATCCTCATATTGGTTTCCCTTTTTCAATTCTTCGATGGGCAAGACATCAAATAGGAAAGAAGTTTACGGTTATTGGAAGGACAACAAAAGGACATGAAATTTTCGGATTTACTCAAAATCCGCTGAGGCACCATTTACTTTCTTTAATTACGCAGTTACTCAATTCTTTCCTTACCTATACCTTTTTGTCCAAACTGTTCGGTTCAGATCTTGCGCTTCTTACGACTCTCCTTTTTCTCGTTAATCCGATTTCCTGTCAAGCGGTAGCTTGGTGTTCAGGATTTGGATACCTCCTTAATTATTTTGGTTTGATTGTAACATTTAACCTTGCTCTTTCCTCAATTCACATTTTTCCCAATTCACTTTTGATTGCATTTTTTACCTTGATTTCTTGTTCCGGCCTCATGTCGGCAGCCGCCAATTGGGCTATTCTTGCCTTTATTGGAAAACCTATTTATGCGCTCATTTCCTTTTGGATTGCATTTGGTTTTGGAATCAAGATCTTTAGCTGGCATGTCGATTACAGGAAAGATGCATTCAAAAGCCAAAACATGGGTGAGTCTACTTATTTAACCCGAAGAAAACCTATTCTTATGGTTAAGACTTTTGCTTATTATGTGGAGCTTATGATTTGGCCATGGAGTCTGGGTCTATTCCATACGTTTGGATATCATTTTGACGAAACTCTTGAGCGCTTTGACTTTATTTTCTGGAGAGGGGTTGTCTATATCATTCTTTTGGGTCTCCTATTTTATTTCGCTCCATTCACGGTTCGATTAGGGCTTCTTTGGTTTTCTCTTTATCTTTGCCTTTTTTTGAATGTGATTACCGCACAGCAGTTTGTGGTTGATCGTTATGCCTTTAATTCAATTCTTGGTTTTTCACTTGTCGCAGCCTATTATCTAAAAGACTTTCCAATTCTTTACGGTACGCTTCTTGGTCTTTACATCATGAGAACTTGGGTTCACATTCCTACCTTTAAAGATGAAGAATCATTTTACAAATCAAACATTTGGAACTTTCCTAAATCTGAAGTTGCTATGGGAAATTTAGGCGTTGTCTTGGCCAACAGCGGCCGGCAGGGTTCGGCGCTGGATGTCTGGCTCCAAGCGGCAAAAGTAAATCCTTTTTATGATGTTCCTTATTACAATCTTTATTCGCTCTATAAGTCGGCAGGCCAGTTTTCTTTGGCTAAAGACGCGCTTATAAAATGTCTTAATGCAAAAGTGGTTCACTTTGATAAATTATGGTCCAAAGAGATGAATCAACTTGAACTGATGCTTTATCTCATGAAACCAATGGAAGAACACCTAAAATCAATCAATAGAGGAGTCACGGAGGCACATTATGAACGTTACCGAAATATTCGATTTAGCACAGAAGTTTCACTCTGACGGAAAAATTGATATGGCGATTGAGACCTATAGGGAATGCGGAAAAATGGACTTTTTTTATGCGCCCGCACATGCTAATTTATACGCAATTTTTAGGCAAAGAAACGACCTTGTGAATGCGAAAGAGGAACTTGTCCGCTTTCTGAATTGTCCCATAACCGGATTTACAATTGACTCGATTCCAAAGGCGAAGCAAGAACTAATTGAACTTGAGAAACAATTAGGACTCGAACAAAAATAGGAGATTAACATAAAAGAGGAAGTGATTTTTTCATGCATTATTCCAGCATCAAAAAAAGATAGTGAATCTCAAAAGCTTAAAGACCTTATTGCTTCAATCAAGGTTCAAGATTTTCCACAAGATCAAATAGAAATTCTGGTCATTACAGAAGGCGATTCAGAACAAGCTAAGGCCATTGGAATCAGGCGCGCCCGAGGAGAAATTTGTGCTATGTTTTGCGCGGATAACTACGTTGTAGCGTCTAGAACTTTTACTGATGTGTTTAAAATCTTTTACAGCGGACTTCCATTTACTGGGGTTTACGGTAGACATTATGCTGTAAGGAAAGATGATAATTCTTTAAATCGTTATTTTTCTTTGGTTGGAGGAAATGATCCGATTTGTTTTTATCTTGGTAAAAATGATCGCCTGCCTTATTGGGATGATCCTGAAATTTTAGTTGGAGAGATGTTAAATTTTAGAAAGTTTATCCCAAGCCTCGGATGCAATGGATTTTTTTACAAGCGTGACGATATTCTTCAGTCTGATCTCGATCATTATTATCCGATGGATAACGCTGAAGATTTAAGAAAACTTGGAAAATACTTTTATTTCAGGTCGGGAGCATTACAAATTTGGCATCGCACATCGGACAACTTATTCACCTTTTTACTTAGGAGGTACCGCTATGCAAGAGATTTATACTGTAACCGTCACGATAGACGCTGGCGAATGGTCAGTGCAAAAGAAGATTACCTTAGACTTGCTCTGTACATCTTTTTTACTGTCACAGTTATTCAGCCCCTCTTCGTCAGCATTAAAGGATTTGCAAAAATTAGAGACTTTGCCTGGTTCTGGCACTGGCCAGTCTGTGTAGGATTTTTGATTATGTACACGATTCTTGTTTTGAGGACTTTATGCAAGCGAGCATTATCATTCCGACGCTTGGAAGACCTAAATCCCTTGACGCCTGTCTCAAGAGCTTAGAAGAACAAAGCTCGAAAGATTTTGAGATTGTTCTCGTCCGTGAGAAAGGCGAACTTACAAAGTTGAGAAATGAAGGAGCAAAACGGGCAAAAGGAGCCATCCTTGTTTTCATTGATGATGATATTGTGGCGACAAAAAATTGGCTTAAAGAGATTCTTTCTTGTTTCACTTATGGAAATCGGATTGGCGGTGTTTCTGGCCCTAGCATTATTGATAGCGGTTATCGTAAAAATAGGGACTTATTTCGATATCCCATGCTAAAAAAGCTTTACGATTGGCTATTTCTTGACGGGCTTGAACAGCTTCCAGGACATATCACTTCTAGCGGAGCCTGGACGACTGGAGCGTGTAATGAGTCATGCAGTTATGAAGGTAGAGTTGATTTTCTTGAAGCATGTAATATGGCTTTTAAAAGAGAGGCATTTGAAAAAGTAGGCGGATTTGATGAATCTTATCGAGGAATTGGAGACTGGTCAGAACCTGATCTTGCTTACAGAATTAGGAAAGAAGGTTCCCAACTGTGGTTTAATCCGAGAGCTAAGCTTTATCATTGTCCGTCAAGATCAGGCGCTTTTAAACTGAGACTCACGGACTCAAAAAACAGGTTTGAAAACTATTTGAAGTTTTCTAATCGGCATGTTCCATATCATTGGCGGAATGAACTTTACAAAATATTCTTGAGGTGTTTTTATGCCGTTAAAAGTGCTTAATGATAACGTTTTGATTAAACAAGATCAAGATGAGTTTATGGATCAAAATCCAGAAATTGTGAGGATATTAAAGGAAGGAAAGATTACTCTTCCTGAAAAATATGAGACTGCGTTGAAAAAAGTTGCTTCAACCGGAACGATTGTTTCATGGGGATCTCGATGTCAATATGAGCATAAAAAAGGGGATAAGATTTATTTTAAACCTTTTTCTGGTATCAATATTCAGTTCAAAACTGAGACCTACAGGGTCATAAGTGAATGGGATCTATTGGGTAAGACGGAATGATTGATCTAAAGCCTTACGGAGCTTTTGTCGAGCATACGATTCGTCCATTGCTTGAAGAGTTCAAATTTGTTCTTGGAGAACTTCAAAAATATGGGTTTGATTTTAGTGAAGAAAATCTTTCAAGAATATTGAAACCAGTTTTTAAGATGTATTTCATAAGTCTTATTTTCGATGTTATTAAAACCTTGATCACAATAGGTTCTGTATGTCTGGTAGCTTATTTGGTGTTAGCGTCATAATTCCTGAACGGAATGAAAGTCACAAAGTCTTAGACTCTTTGCGCGTTGGACTTAAAGAAAGAGAAGCTGAGGTAATTATTGTAGATGATGGTTCGGATAATTCTTACCCTGAATCAATCAAACACGGAGTTTCTTTTGGTTATGGCGCTTCTATTTTGACGGGCATTAAAAACGCTTCTAATGAGATTATTGTCACAATGGATGGAGACGGCCAGCATCAAGTTCAGGATGTATTAAATCTTTACCAAGTTTGGCAGATGATTGAAGCGGATATGATCATAGGAAAAAGAAGAATCAAAAATGAGATTTGGTACCGGTATTTGGGAAGAAAATTTCTTAATTGGACAGCTTCGTTCATTTGCCTTTATTGGCTTAATGATTTGAACAGCGGATTTAGAATTTTTAAAAAAGGTATCGCTTTTGGATATAGAGACATTCTTTGCCAATCCTTTTCATTTACCACCTGTCTTACACTTTCCATGATTTGTGACCGCTATAGAGTTGAATTTTTCCCAATTGATGTGATTCATAGAAAAGAAGGAAAAAGTAAGGTCAATGTTTTTAAAGACGGATGGATAACGCTTTTTTATATTTTGAAACTCGGTTTTGCGCTTAGAACACGCGGTTTAAGAAGCGTATTAAGGAATCTTCGATGTCCAAAGGCGAACCTACCACCGAAAAATTAGTTCAGGATTATACCTCTAAATTTTACGCCAAGCGTTACAGCGGAACAGGTTTTCTTTATCATGCACGTTATGCTTGTGAAATGCTGGAAGAGATCAGAATGTCAGATCGAATGTCGCATAAAGTTTTAGATGTTGGATGCGGAAATGGATTTTTAAGCCAGCTTTATCCCAATTTTGATATCACCGGAATAGACGTCTCAGACGGAATGCTTGCTCATAATCCTCATCGGTGGATCAAGGCAAGTGCGGAAAAAATTCCTTTTCCTGATGATCATTTTGATTATGTCGTGTGCCGTTCATTGCTTCACCATTTAGAAAACCCACACGTAGGACTCAAAGAAATGTTTCGAGTTCTCAAACCTGGCGGTAAATGGTCTTGTTATGACCCAAATCACAATTTTGTTTATGAGGTGATACGATCTATTTTCCAGCATACAGACAGGTTTTCTCATCTTCATAAGTCCTTTAATGATCGAGAGCTTTTTAACATGATTGAGGATGCCGGATTTCAAATTAAAGAAAGACGTTATATCGGTTATTTTGGATATCCTTTGCTTGGCTTTCCGGATATTGTCAATTTTAAAATTCTGATTTCGATTGCCAGAGTTATGATGTGGCTTGATGAAAAGATAGCAAAGACGTGGCTTAAAAAGATGAGCTGGTCGCTTATGGTAAAGGCGGAAAAATTATGAGAGATCTGATATGAGCGCAGTTTTAACGATTGGAAAAGACGCTTCTTTAGACCATTCGTCAATAGATGATTATGGATTTAAGTCAAGTCAAAAAAACCTTAAAGTTCTTTTAATCAACCCGCCTGTTAGTTTTGATTTACTTTACGGCGAATGGGATTTAAGCGACGTTAAAAGTTCATCTCCTCCCATTGGCATTCTTTCACTCGCCGCTACTATTCGAAAATATGGTTACGAAGTTCGAATCCTTGATGCGCACGCGGAGGGATTAACCGTCAAAGCGATTGTTGATGCCATTCGCGGCTGGAAGCCTAGAGTGGTAGGACTTACAGCCATGACGGTTATGATCTCCGCTGCTGCGCAAATAGCAAAATCTGTTAAATTGTGTGATCCTTTGATTACTACAATTTTAGGAGGCGTCCATGTTACCAGTGAACCCATCGAAACCCTTAAGCGGTATCCTCAATTTGATTATGGAGTTGTCGGAGAGGGAGAAATCGTTTTTACGGAGTTTCTTGAGAAAATCAGAACGAAAACAGAGGTCAATCAAATCAAAAGTCTTGTGTGGAGAAATGGTCAAAACATAAAAGTAAACGAACGAATGCAATTTTTTAAGTCGTTAGATGAATTTCCGCCTCCGGCTTTTGATTTGATTCCGAATCTATTTTCCAGTTACAGGTTGTCTGTTTTCGGAACGAAGAAATTTAAAAGCGTTGGTCTTGTGACGAGCAGAGGATGTACCGGTAAATGCACTTTTTGTGACTTGGGAGTTGTTGGCAGAGGATTCAGGCATAATTCTGCTGAATATTTGATTAACTTTATGAAAGACTTTTACTCGAAATACGGCGTTTCAGATTTTCTTTTTTATGATGATTTATTTGTTGGATCTCGTCCAAGACTTAAAGAAATTTGCGAAACGATTATTAATGAAAAGCTTCCGTTTACCTGGTCTTGTTGCGCTCGGGCAGACTTTCTTCATCCAGATATGATGAGACTTATGAAGAAAGCTGGTTGCTGGATGGTTGAAATAGGAATCGAATCAGGATGCCAAAGAATACTTGATTCGATGAGAAAAAATGTAACAAAGGAAAGAATCAAACAATGTGTTAATTCCGTTCAGGAAGCTGGAATTATTTCTAAAGGTAACTTCATATTTGGAAATCCTGGTGAAACTCATGATTCTATTATGGAAACAATTGATTTTGCTTGTACTCTTAAACTCAGCTATGCACAGCACACTTTTTTACAGCCATTGCCAGGCTCTGAATCTTATGAAACAGCGAATAAGTTTGGGACATTTGATCCTTCATGGGATCGCTTCAATACTTTTTCAATCAATTTCGTTCCTTTTGGTCTTACACGTGATGACTTGATTCGATATTCAAAGACTTTTTGGAGAAGATTTTACTTAAGGCCTCACATTATGTTCGCTGAATTGAAAAAGTTAAGGACAATTGAAGATGTCGCAAGGCTTTGGCTTGCTTTTAAAGCGTTTGTTAAAACTATTATTTACAAAAGAAAGCTGCCTGAATTTGTTCAAAGACAAGTTGTGAATGCGCATTAGTGAACAGAAAATGACTTTTACCATTGATTGGGAGCCATGGTTTTCGTATGAACCTTATTCTAATAATTGGGAACATTGGGATGACCAAACAGAAGAACCAACTTATTATCTGCTTGATCTTTTAGGACGACATCACATTAAAGCGATTTGGTATTGTTTGGGATGGTTAATGGCTAAAAAACCTCAATTAAGTGAAATGATTCAAAAAGAAGGTCATTTAATCGGCTGGCACAGCAAATACCACAATTCGTCGGAAAAATTATATGAACCGCTGCCTTTGGCAGTTGATCCGAGTTTATACAGAGCGCCTGGATTTAAAGGTCAGAAAAGGCTTTACTCAGGCGGCTTCTGGTTTAGAGCGCTTCCTTATTTACTTTCAAAGAGATTATTGGAGCGCTCTGGAATTTTTTATATTCATCCTTACGATGTTATGCTGGTTCATCCTACTCTCTACAACCCAATTCAAAATTTTAAAAGGCAAATTGGGTTAAAAAACGTGAGAGACAAACTGGAAAGGCTTTGTAGAGAAATTGAATTCTCAAGTCCGCATACTTTTCGTGAACCCGCCGTCTCCTGACGGCCTGAATTATTACAGAGACACAAACCGTTCAGGACGCCAATCAAAAGCAAACGAGATATGGCCCCAAGCAGGGCTTGCCCAATTTGCCTCACTTTATCCTGATCATCACGTTAAGTTAATTGACTGTATTGCTGAACAAATGTCTTATTCAGCTCTTAATGATGAAATGAAAAGATTTCGTCCGAGCTGGGTCTTTTTTAATCCGGTTACCTGCACCATTAGTTCAGATATGGCGGTCGCGTACATGGCGAAACAAATCGGAGCTAAGACAGCCGCGATAAGCCCTCATATTAAGGTCCTAGAAAAAGAAACATTAAACGAATTTCCTTATCTTGATTATTCAATTCAACATTCAAAATCAGGTCCTGAAGCCGAATATAAATTGCGAGAGATCATTACAGGAGAAAGCGCAAAGGGTACTCATTTTGAGGATCTTCCTCCAGCGAGACAAGATCTTTTGCCAATTCATAAATACTCAATGCCGTTTATCGGAAATAGCTATACGGCGATTATCGCTTCTCGCGGTTGCCCTTATGCCTGCATTTATTGCCGTACTACGATAACCACAGAACGTGCTATTCGTTATCGCCATGTAGAAAGTGTGATTGAAGAAATCTCAAAATATAAACTCACAAATTTTATTCTTCATGGGGACACAATGACGTTAAATAAAAAGTGGATTTATGAGTTTTGCAAGCAGGTTCGCAATCTTCCTTTTAAGGTAAGAATCGTTAGCAATTCTCGTGTAGATTCGGTTGATTTAGATTTGCTTAAAGAGATGAAATCTGCCGGGTGGTGGATGATCAGTTTTGGCTGTGAATCTGGAAGCGATCGTGTTTTAAAGCTAAACCGAAAGGAGGCGTCCGTTGAAGACGCGCGAAAAGCAGTCAGGCAAGCAAAAGAAGCAGGCCTTAAAGTGTGGGGATATTTTATGCTGGGCATGTATGGGGATACTAGAGAAAGTATGGAGCGAACTCTTGAGTTGTCCTTGTCGGAACCATTCGACATCGTCAATTTCTCAATTAGCGCTCCTTATCCAGGTACCGAATGGGGGAATATTGCAAAGGAAAACGGATGGCTGGTGGATCAGCGATGGAAAGCATTCGATCAAAATTACTCAGCCCAGGTTCATCAGCGAAACTTGGGAGTTTCAACAGTCAAAAAGTTCCAAAAAATTGCTTATTACACATGGTACCTCTCACACAGGGGAATTGGTTTTACCAAAGTCGGTTTAAAATTCAGATATCTTGGTTATTTTTTAAAAACAGCGATTTCACATCTGATTTGAATCCTATTTATGCGCAAATTGCAAAGAAACTTCCAAGTCCAATCTATAAACTTCTTGCTCAATTTTATATGGATCAAAACTTTCCAAGACATCTTTTTATTGAGACAACGGCTACTTGTAACCTTTCCTGCTCTTATTGTCCTCGTGAAAAGATTAGGCAGGATATGGATTTTGAGCTTTTCAGGAAAATTATAAATGAGGCCTCAAAATATGGAACAAGGTCGTTTAGTCTCCATCTTTTTGGAGAACCTTTACTCTATCCACGAATCCTTGATGCAATTAGGTATATTAAGGAGACAAATAAAAGACACGTTGTCCTTGTTACAACAAACGGAACAAAAATTAATGAGTTCGCAGAGGAACTTATTGCGCTCAAAATTGACCAAGTTTTTTGGACATGGAGGACTGAGGCAACCTTCAATGAAAGTACTCTTGAAACTCTACGAAAATGGGGGCGTTTTAGAGTCAGATTTATTAAAGAAATAACACCAGAAGATCAGTACAAAAAATGGTCAAAATGGCCGAATCTGGAGACAAGGAGTCTTCACAACTACGGAGGCGATATAGAGACGTGGAAGTTTGGAGAAACACGTTCTCGAGCACAGCCGTCGAAATGGGAGTTCCGTTGGCCTTGTTACCATCTTTGGTTCGCTCCAGCTATTTCTTGGAACGGAAATATTTTAATCTGCTGCTCCGATCCTCATCAGAAAGAAGTCATCGGAAAATTCCCGCAAATGAGTATTCATAACGCATGGACATCAGAGAAATTTAAGTCAATCAGAGATTCTCATTTAAAGGGGAAATATGCGGGAATTTGCGCGAAGTGCGATGTTTGGAAGGAATATCCAGATGTCTTCTTTAAATGGCAAAAGACAAAAAGTGCTTGATGTAGGAAGTGGAACATCAAGGCGGGTTTATGATTTTTACCCAGACGCCGAGGTTACGGGACTGGATAAGACTTCAGGTTGGGACATTATGGAATTAGGACTTCCTATTGGAAATTGGGATGTAATTTTTGCAAATCACGTGATTGAACATCTTGATGATCCCGATTTTTTTCTTGATGAGGCAAAAGCAATTATGAACGAAAAGACTGTTTTGGATATCGGTACGCCAAATTTATGTGCTTGGTTTAATCGAATCCTTTTTTTGTTTGGTTACTTACCTCATTCTTATGAGGTTTCCTATCGAAAGTGCTATGGACGGGCATTTAATTGGAATCAAGAAGAAACCGGAGGCCATGTTCGAGTTTTCAGTGTTCCTGCTCTTATCCAAATGCTTTACGATCATCAATTTAAAATCAGGTCGGTTATTGGAGAGGCTTCATTTTATCCGTGTGCGCTGCCGATCACATTGTTCGACCGGTTTATCTCTCATGTACCTTCTTTTGCGTCAAGTTTCAGAATTTTATGTACGCTTTAATAGCATTGTACAATTTTTTGTTCTTTTCAAAGTTCTGGAAAAATCCATATCTAAATCACACCTCAGAAATAGCAACTACTTTTTTCCCTCATTGGCATTGGATCGGAAACAGTCTTAGAAAATTGAAGTTTCCTTTTACCGATCAGCTTTACTACAAATATCCTGCTTCTATTCCGTTTCTTTCGACCTTTTATCCTCCGCATTTCTTAAGCGCTTTTATTGGCTCATTTCTGAGTTTAGACAACTCATTTCGTTTATTTACCTACCTCATTTTAAGCCATTACATTTTGGGGTCATTTCTTGCGTTTGAAATGTTTTCTTTATGGACAAGTCCACCTGTTGCTTTATTCGGTGCTTTAACGCTTATGTATAGCGGTTATTCAATCAAGATCCAGCAGCCTTGTATTGCTTATACACTTGCGTGGATTCCAGGTATTTTTTTGGGAGGCGGATTTGGAGCATTTTCATTTGCGATGGTTGTTTACGCTGGTTATTACCCAATTTTTGTTTATGTACTTCCTTTCATACTTTACGCTCATCCAGTTGAAAGTTTTTTTGGATGCATTTTAGGTTTACCTCAGCTTATTCTTTTTTTCGTTTACTTAAGAAAATCGGTTCGATGGAAAAATCCATTGAATCAAGATAAAAATTTCGGTCGAGTTCCAATCCTTAAATTGCTTGAGTTTTTTCTTCCGATCAAAAGGCGTATTCATACCCATGGCGTGATGTTCATGGAAATGTGTATGTACATGAGTCCTTTGATATTTCTCTTTATGTGGTTTTCGCACTCTCGGTTTTGGATTGTATTATTATTTGGGATTTTGGTAACGATAGGTGTTATTCCGGCTGTTCAAAGAATTCCGGCACGCGCTTTATACCTTATGACTCTCTCTTTAAGCATTCTTGCTGTTGATGGGCTTAAGAGATGGCAGTTAAGTTCTCAGGAATCGTACGTCATCGTTTTCCTTCAAGCCGTTTTACTCCTTATAAACCGCGATATCTACCCTTGCTTTCCTTTTACTCAACCGTGGAGCAAACCTTTAAGAAAACTTTATGATGTAACAGGGTACATTACAGGAAAGCCACACTTTGATTATCATGGAGCTTTTCGATTGCATGAAGAACGGACAAACATTCGCTTTAACTGAATCACATGCTCAAATTCTGATTTTAATTAACACAATCGGAGCTTCAATTCTTGTTGAGACCTTGAGAGATGCAGCCTATTTTTTTACTCATTCATCAAGATCGCTTACCCATCATGAAAAAATACACTTTAGAGAAACGCAAAGCGCATACGCATTCGTAACCGGAACGGGTCTTGATATATTTTTAAGTCGGTACTATTTGGATTATAACGCGCAAAAGCTGAGAGATCTTTTTCCCTATTATGCAAAAGAAAGATGATTTTGTTTCAGTCGTTGTTTGTCATCATAAAGGTGAGTTTGTCCCAAAGCTTTCAGAAAGTCTTACGACAACAAAAGATATTAATTATGAGCTTATAGTTGTAACAAGCTTACCTGGAAAAAAATTTAAAAACATAAGAACCATTTTTTCAGATTCTGGTCCCGCCAATAAAAGAAACGTTGGTGCCCGATATGCGCGAGGTGAGTATCTTGCATTTTTCGATGATGATACTGTTGTGGAACCGAACACACTTTTTGAAATGGTTAAAGTTTTAAAACAGCCGAATGTAGGTATGGTTTACGGAAAAACAAAAAATATGGAATTTCGAGATCGATTTGACGGGGCCGGCAGTTTCCTGACTTGGACTGGATTTCTATGGGCAAGAGAGGAAAATGGAATTATAGATGAAGGTCAATATGATCGAGAAGAACCTGTTTTTGCAGGGAAGGGTGCTTGCATGATGTTAAAACGAAGCACATTCGAAACAGTAGGCGGATTTGAGCCTGTTTACGAAATTCTTGCAGAAGAAACTGATATTTCTTGGAACATATGGTCGATTGGTCAAAAGGTTATGTGGGCGCCGAAAGCGCTTCTTTATCACGCATTTAACACAAAATATAAGCCATGGGATTACTTTTACACCAATAAACGGGTTTACTTCAACGGATGTAGAAATTATATTTTGATGCACCTTAAATTCTTGGAGTTAAAGAATGCCTTGAGAATTATTCCAATTCTTATGCTTGGCTGGTTTATTGCCGCATGTGGCATGTTTCTTACAGGAAAGCCACAAGCGAGTTGGAATATTTTAAAGGGGTTGGCCTATCACTTCAATCCAACTTATTGGAAAGATACATTAGAACGCAGAAAAAAAGTTCAACTGCTTAGAACAAAATCCGACGACGAACTTTTTAAAACAATTATGAAAAATCCTCCGCTCAGATTTTTTGTTGACCGCGTGCTAAATTATTGGAAAACCGGAAAACATGGATGATCGTGCTTCAAGATGAAAACAGAAGAACGAATTCCGATTGATTACTGGCTTGATATGGAAAATGATCCTGACGCTCAGGAAAGGATCAAAAAGTCAGTTGCACTTCTAGATGTTAAATCCGGAATGACGGTTTTGGATATTGGATGCCATAAACAGGAAGCATCTGAATACCTTTCCCCAGACTCCTTTTATCAAGGAATCGATTGTCAAATCATGCATCCAAAGACGATTCAACTTGATATCGATGGAGGATTTGTATGGCGCGAAAAAGTAGATCGGATTCTTTGCCTGGAAACGTTGGAACATTTGATAATGCCTAAGGGTACACTCAAATCTATTTGGACTACGTTAGATGATGACGGAATCGCGGTAATTAGTCTTCCAAATGAGGCGACGATTTTTCATCGCTTACGCTGCCTCTTTGGAATTGTAGATCAAGAATGTTTTAACTACGGCGGGAAACATTTACACCTTCCAAATTTGAAACAGTGTCGGACGTTTTTGAAAGAGCAATTTTTAATCGTTCAAGAAAGCGCATATTGTTCTTATGAGATTCGCGGCACAAGGCAACCATACATAGCCATAATAGTCCGCTTACTACCGCACACATTACTGCAATTACTTTCCAGACTATTTCCATCATTATTCGCTCGCGGTTTTATTTTTAAGTTGAGAAAGAAGATTTAATAGACCATATCTAAAAAGCGGAGTTTTATAGTTTTTCTTACGTAGGTAACAAACAATATTTACTTTTTCCAAAACTTTCTCCAATATTCCTCAAACACTAATCTACCTCCTCGAATATAATAAGTAAAATCTTCCCACTTTTTCAAATCCTTAAGTTTATTAGACCAGAACTCTGGATGTTTATATGCATTAAAGTACATTGGTACACGTTTATGTCCTTGTGAGTTTGGGTCTGGGGTTGTTCTAGGCGGCGAATAAACTGAGGCTTGGGCTGTTTTTGAATAGCCTTTTCTCAACAAAAAGTTACATAATTCTATACTCTTCTTTTCATCTTCCCATGTCTCAAACGGATATGCACTCATCCAAGTAGTGTGAACTTCAAGACCTGCATCATTCATAGCCTTTATGTTCTCAATAACTTTACTGGAATCTTGGCCTTTTACAATTTTATCTATTGTCTTTTGGTTCGCAGACTCTACACCTACCAAAATAAACCTGAATCCCGAGGCCTTCATAAGTTTAAAAGGAACTACGCGTTCTGAAATCGGTTTGAGGTTACAGCCAACCGTAATTTTCTTGTTTCGTCCCGATTTTATCATCTTTACGCAGAATTCTTCGAGCCAATCGCCTATCGGAAAGGTACCGGAATCGTCAAAGACTTCTTTATAACCATTAGCTATCAAATCATCGATTTCTTCCATGCAATGGTTAACCGATCTAAGACCACGCTTTTCACCTTGCTTTAATTTGAGCATATCGATGCAAAAGACACATCGCCCCCACCAGCATAGATTTGATGCCATCATGTGCGTGGCCGGTTTCAGCTTATAGTTGCCGTAAGATTGCCAGCGGGGATGCTTTGCGTCCGTAAATATGCGGTCAGGATAAGGGAGTTTTTCAAATGGGACATCAATATCAAAATCGTTATTTATAAATTTAATTTTTGGATTGTAATTATTTTTTTCTTCAACCGATATATTCTCATGCCAGTAACTTTTATCCCACCAGACTTCATGTCCTTCATTTCTTAAATAAGTAGCATAGGCAGCGAGATGTGCAGGGTAGACCCATACAGCCTTTTCATATTGGCGCTGCTGGTTCCATGGACTAAGGGGAAATAGATAACGCATTAGAGCCGCTTTTCTGTGCGATTAATTTTTTGAGTAAATGTCTCAACTGAATTCCAATTAAAAGAAGATCAGGCTTTTTCGGTGTATTTGCTTGAATAAGCAGCGCGTTAAATCTTTTTTCACCAAGACGCTTTTTGAAAAAAGCTGTGTGTCCTTCAGGATTTTCTGTGAGCCATTGGTGACAAGTGAAACATGCGGCCATTGCGTTTTCCGGTTCCCATCGAACCGATTTTTTCCTGCGGCCGTGGAAATGACTGCAATGGAGTCTGCCGTTATTTGGGCTATAATCGCGTCCGCAGCGTTCGCATTTCCAATTTGCCCGCTCGCGGATATACTGGCTAAACAGCCGGTCAAGAGCCGTGATTTTTATTTTCATTTACGTCAATATTTCAGGATTCCATTCTTTTTTCATGTTTCCGTAACGCCTCCAGTTAAGCGCTTCCTGTATCGTCTTGACATTGGGAGCCACGCCTTCCATGTGGAAAACTCCAGGCACGCTTGGATTTTTCATGAGCAGAAAAACGGCGCGGTCAATCGGATGGAAAACCGCCGACATGTCGTATAGACTATATCCGTTTTTTTGCTCAAGCAGTTTGCCTGCTGATACAAGTCTTTCAACGCCTATTTTTCGGATCAATTCACGCCGGACGTCAACGTTTTTTTCAGACAGTATGGTTTCTGGCTTTATTTTTTCTGCCGGCGTCATTACGTATTCTTCTTTCATTCTTACGCCGTTTAGAAAATATAGACCCCATCCGTCTCTGTATTCAATGGCTTTTCCGTTTTCACAATGAAGCGCATTTTCCTTCCTCTCTATTTTTTTTGGCGTATTTGAAACGATACAAAAATCGCGGTTAGCCCACCAATAACCTGCCGAGGATTGGCACTTTTCGTAAGCACGCATTCTATCGAGGATAGCGGTTGGCGGCGTCCAGCCGCACACGTATCGGAAAAACGTAACGTATGCCTGCCATGCGCTCCAAAATCGTCCGCCTATCCAGTTATGCCAGTTGAGTTTTTTATCTTTAAAAGCTGAATAAATAGCTGAATCGACGGCCGATCCCATGTTTGATCCGACGGCCGATCCGACGGCTGAAAGGACGGCCGATCCGACGGCTGATTCGACGGCTGAAAGGACGGCCGATCCGACGGCTAAATCGACGGCTGATGCGACGTCTGAATCGACGGCTGAAAGGACGGCCGATCCGACGGCTGAATCGACGGCTGAACGGACGGCTGAATCGACGGCTGATTCGACGGCTGATGCGACGTCTGAATCGACGGCTGAATCGCTGGCTAATGAGACGACTGAATAGACGGCTGAATCGGCAGCTGATTTGACGGTTGAATCGACAGGTAACATAACGGTTCTTCTGATTGCTGCTTGAAAAACGGAGCAAATGACGTGCATTGCAATCGACGCGGCAAAAGCACCGACAATCGGCGATTCAACTTTGATCACGGGAACCGGTTTCAGCTTTGCGAATCTGTAGCAAAGTTCAACATTTTTTTCAAATGTTTCAAAATCAGCCGGTTCTGTTGACAATCCTATTTTAACCCATTTGTCCCGCCATTCGCGCAATCGGCCACGTTCCGATAAACTTAAGCTGACGATCTTAGTCCGCGACATATTTTGTCATCTCTTTCGTATAGTCGTACTCTCGCACTCGTTCAATTTCCCAAATACCGGGTTCGATTGTCTGCGGCGCATGTTCCTCATGTTTCAACGTTACGCTGTTTTCGTTTACGAGATATAGTTTGCCATCTTTTTCGTATAACTCACATTCCTCCTCGATTATATGCGCGTGACCGGTACTTTCACCTTCCGCTAACACCCAGCCCCGCTCTTTTTTTTCAACCTTCCTGATGCCTTCCGGTAGTTTTGAGATACGCTCGTAATTGACGTCACCTTGCTGTCTTTGAGTTTTCATTTTCTTTCTCCTTTTCCCAATTCATTTTTTATGTTCTTCAGTTCCATCAATTCTCTTTGAAAGATTACTTTTTTTCACTAATCTCAATCATTCTATCTGCAATTTCGAACGCCCACTCGGCTAATTTTCGGTTATCCGTAGTATTCCATTGACCGCTTGAAATCATTCCGATCATTCCAAGGGCTGCAAACCAGTCACGTTTCGTCATTGGTTCTCATTGATCAAAAAGGCGCATCATCCCGAATAATTTCTTCTTGTTGAGACGATTGAGGCGGATCTTGGACTTCCGGTGGCAGCGCATCCATGGCTTATTCCTGGCCTTTTGGCATTTTGGAAATCATTATTTTCAAAAGATTTTCGATTTTGTCATTTTTCTTCACAATCAATCCATTCACATCATATCAAAACGGTACATCCGAATCGGGTTCTAACTCGTCCTCTGAAATTTGAATTTTTGAAACGCCTGAAACAACTGAGGATTTCAGTCTTCTGATCGTCCATTTTGTTTCTTGTTGCTTTCCGCTTCTCGATATTATGATCTCTTCTCCAGGGGTCGGTTTAACACGGCAAAAGGCGCGGAAAAGCGGAAGGCTTCCTGATTCAAGTTGCCCTTGTTCGAAGTGATATAGAATCGTGTAACCTTTTGAATAGTTTGAATCCCAATAGTGGTTTATAAAAGGTTCTCCATCATTGCCTAAAATCTTCTCACCCGTTGCATCAACCGCATATTCAGGATATGAAAACCTTAGCTGGTATAGGAGTTTTTGTTTCCATGTTTTCGCGTTTTTCCTGTCAAATGAATCATCCTCATTCGCCTTTTTTTCCCATCCCAGGAAAACGAGTTTGATCTCAGCGTCTTGAAAATCCGATGGTTTGATAAATTTGCCAAAATCGTCGGGAAAGTTTGTTTCCATTATTTTCTCCTGTTTATTCGTTAAACTCCGAAATCGTTTTCTTTGTTAAACTGCAAAGACTTCTAAGCGCCTCAAATGTAGCAGTCGCTTTTTCGTACATGATCTTTGTTTGTAACTCATTTTGGATTGCTTCTTTGGTCCCTTCAAGATGAGTTTTATATTCCTGAGTGGTTCTTGCCGCGTTCTCACGTTCTGAAACCGACTTTTCGGGATCAAATGTCCGGATTTGCTCAGCGAGAACCACTTTTCGCATTTCTTGCAATTGCCAAGAAATCCCTTTTGCAAGTGCATAGTCTTTTCCTGTTTTTTCAATTTCCATAATTGCTTTTCTGAATTTATCTTGAAAGTCCAATTCCATAATGTTTTACGTCTACCTGATTTTAGATTTCACTCAAATTACTTCAAGCTTTGGCTTTGATCCGTCTTTTTTCTCAAGCCATTTTAGCAAAGTATCAACGTCGGAGTTTTTGAATTTGCTCCAAATCGGAGGCGCATCAAGAATTCGATTGGATGCAGCACAATAAGAAATAAGACCAGTTGCGGATTTCGATGAGATCCATAAATTTATTTTTAACTTGCTAAAACGTATGTTTATTTTTTCGTTTTGACACGACATATTTTGCATTCTTTTTTGATGTAGTATCCGTGAAAAAAACACCATCTTTTAGGAATGTATTTATAAGTCAATCCTATTGAAATCCAATCCCAAATATCGAACATTCTAAAAGGAAAAAAAATCAGATCTGTAATTTTCAAGATAGACCCTCCTCAGAATTTTATTGCCCAATTTTCAAATGTTCTTCATGACAACTACGGCATTCGAACTGAATAAAAGGATCATAAGTACAAGGTGTTTTCTCAGTATATAAAACTTTATCGTGAATCACATATTTTCTACAACGAAAGCACCAGCGTTTTTTCGTTTTGCCAAAAGGTTTAAAGTCCAAACGAATTTCCATCTAAATTCCGTACCGCTTTTTGAAATCAGCTCGTTTTTTTAGAAACATTCCGAAATATTTGTCTACGGCGCTTGAAACAATCGGTTTTGAGAAACCTTGTTTTGTCTTATCGTTGATCGGGATGACGAGCATTTGTTTGCACTCTTTTCCCGATGCTTTTATGTAGGCCGCGATTTGCATCATGTTTTCATGGACATCCGGCGTGCGTTTGACATCGCAGCATGTCGACTCGGCCTTGATTTCTTCTTTCTCATTTGCTTTTGGAACACACCAAAAGTCCGGCGTTCCGCCGTAACGGTGTTCCTCGCTTATGACTGGTTCTCCGTTTTGCATGTTAGTTAGTGGGTAAGCTTCGATAAAATTGAGAAATCCCATTCCATTCACCTCAATGCCTGCTTTTTTTGACAGCATATAATCAAACTCAATTCCGTCGACGCTTGAAGGTTCAAGAGGCATTTTTCCCGTTTTGATGTATTCGCGCACAAGTCCATGTCGGACGTTCGATTCGCTTGCAAGTATTCTGAGTTTTTCGGCCTCTACAAACCAGTCCTTATCAACTCCGAGAATGGAGGTGACCGACGGAACCGGAGAGCCGTCTTTCATATAGTAAAAACGAAACTCAAGCCGTTCACGATTGATCCGCTCTACAATTGCTTTAGATTCGTCGCCCTTGAAGTTCGTGTAGCAGATTTCTTGCAGCTCTTTTTGTTTCCCCGATATAAACGCAAGCAAAGTTTCGTTTCCGTATTCATGAGGATCACACTCAAACTCTACTTCAGCCGTATAACCCGGCCGAGCATTTGCGTAAGGAGCTGTCGGAAGAACACCTGTATAGGATGCAGAAACTTTAATTTTCATTTTTTCTCCTCAAAACCATGAGAATGATCCTGAGCGCGATATCGACCATGAGCGCGACCTAGACCACGACCGCGGTAAAGACAATGACCATGACACTAACCATGGAATCGATTCAGAATGTGAAGACAATTTAGTCATAAAATTTGAAATGGTCATTTAAATGGCTTTTACTTTTGTTCTTTTTCAGTTTTCTTTTCCCGCCAATTGTTGATTCTGTACTGCGTTGGAAAAAACCACATTGAAAATCCAATTAATAAAACAAACCTTTGGTAACGAAAACTACAAAATGTACCCGAACCATAAAAATGATCGTCAGCACGAAGCCGACGATGATTGCGGCACAGAACAGGATCGCGAACGGATACGACCGCTGATTATCCATTTTATCTACTCCTTGAGCACGAGTACGGCGGCTGCGACCACGACCGCGACCCCAATTTAACCGAGAAATGAAAAGACGAACCAAACTTTTCATGACTGCCACCGCAACCCCGAATATGACCATAATCGAAACATGGTCTTCATTTTTTCTCCTTTTAACGAAGCAAACCTGTGATGATCACCAACGCGGCCGTGATGACTCCGACGACGACAAAGACCATTGCCGGAGACAAAATATACCCAAGAAACAAGCTATTATCAGTTTCGTTATTTTTGAATCGAAGACACATAAATTTAATACCGACTAAAATCCAAGCAATAGCTATTATATACCCGCTAATGCCTAGAATCTCTGTTATATGATTCATTTCTCAGCCTCCTCAAACCTATATTTTTTTTACTTTTTTTCTTTCATTGCTTTGTTTGCTTCTCTTAAGGCCCAACTAATTATTCGGCACTTTGTAGAACAGTATTTTTGGAGGAGATAAAAAGTCTCAAATTTTGCGCCGCATTGCTTACAGTGCTTAATCTTCTTCATCTACGCATTTATTTCTAGTTAACGGACTCGTTAACGGAGAATATAGCCTATCCTGTAACGGTTGTCAAACTTATTTTTGGCTTGTTACTTAACAGTTGACTCATAATTTTTCTTTCAAAGATAAGAACTCATCTGTCGGAGGTGCTAAGTCATCCTTTTTAGGCGGCTGCCAGTTTTCACGCGCTATTTTTTTGGGTGGGATCTCATCTTCCCATCCTTTTGCGTTGAGCCACGTGGCGGGATAGGGAACAAACTGACCACCATCTTTTATCCAGTCCAGCGAGCCATTGGCGACACTTAAAGAATGCATGATTGCCTCTAAGAGCGCAGCGTCAGGTTTCACTTTTTGCCAAGCTTTCCAGGCAGTGCCTTTACTTTTGCGTTTAGGGTAAACATTCCAAAAAAACAAAAAATCATTGGAGTACTCTTTTTCTTTCTTTCTTTCTTTCTTTTTCTTTTCTACTTCTTCTTCTTGTTCTTCTTCTTGTTCTTCTTCTTGTTTATTGGGTAGTTGCTCTGTAGTTGCTACAGAGCGTTTTGTCCAATTATCTAATCGTTTCAATAACTTAGGGATTTTGCAAATCATCATATCTTGAGAGCTATCGTGTGTTAGTAGTCCGGACGACGCACAGCTGTCCAACACCCGGCGAACAGTCGAGCGACGGACGCGCAACAGCCGTTCAACATACGACCAACTAATGGCGATTTCAGGTTTTACGTTTTCCTCCTTAATTTTTTCGCCGCAAAGCTCACAAACAGCAAAAAAAATCGCATAAGCAATCAACCCATCACTTTCTATAATTTCTTGGATTTTTTCGTCTTTTAAGGCAGAGGTATCGTGTTTAAACCACTTCATAATGGGGAAAAGACGCGCACCGTCTTCCCGTGACCCAGGACTCAATCCGAGGAGAGAGTTGCGGGGGGCAGACAGAAAACGGGCGCGTTTTAGATTTTGAACGATGCATTTGATTGCATCCTGATTATCCGCATATTTCAAAAATACAAAAAAACGATCCAGCTGTCAAGCGAAAATCTTATTCGCTTCTCTAAGCCCATCCGCTTTTCCGAACATATAAGCTGAGCGGTAAAGCATTTTTTCAGTACTGCTTAGGCATCGCTGAAGCGTTCCTTCCACATGTTCAATACGCGACCGTATTTTGCCTTCTGTTGTTTCAACAAATTCTTGTCCAGTCATTTTTATTTCCCTCCTTTCCAAATAGATTCTTCAAGCCGCCCAAGCGTTGAAAAAAAAGCGGCATCAACGTAAGCTTCAAGCGTGCCCCTATTTTTAAGCAGCCGGTTTTTTGTTATCTCCGGAACTTTCAAATTCCAATTCTCCGACATCCGCTGCCATGTCAAAAAACTCATACCGCCAGTAGGCATAAAGCGCTCCTTTCTCGCGTTCAGTTCGTGCTTGGTTCACTTTTGAATAACAGTCGCTTCTCGGTTTCATAAAATCTCAACAATTACATCGATTAAGCCTTTTTTCGGATCGGCGAGTTTTTCAAATGATGTTTGCGAAAGGTCGATAACGCGTTTTTGTAACCGTTTAGCCGGCCCTCGATCCACAATTTCTGCAATGACAGATCGATCATTTTCAAGAGATGTAATTTTAACTTTTGTGCCGAAGGGGACATTCCACATCGCGGCGAAATGTTTTCCAGTTTCCTTTTCTTCTTTGAGCAGGTCATAAAGACTCCTTCCGCTTGCTGTCGGGCATTTTTGGTCAGGATTGTAACGACATGCCTCGACCCCATAGAATGAGGCTATTCCGCGCAAAACATGGCCTATTTTCAATGTTTGAGCTTCGGTTGGAATATTATAAATTAGAAGACAAAGTATGAAAATTAGGCTTCTTTTGAGCGGAATTCGGCCATTTTTAACTGTTTTCTTTCTCAAGAAGTTCTTCACATTTTTCACATAATCCATTTCGTTCTTCCTCACAACTTTCAATTCCGATGCCGTAAATACCATGATCGCATAAAATGGCGGCATGACACTTTTGACACTCGAATGTATGGCCTTCAGGTTCCCAATAGCTCATCTCAGCTCCTTTTTTCTATCATGACCTTGCCCCGCCTCGCCTTGCCATGCCTCACCACGCCACGCCCAGCCTTGCCTCTCCGTGCCATGCCCAGCCTCGCCTCGCCACGCCATGCCTCACCGTGCCATGCCAAGCCACGACTTACTGATTTTGTAAAGCTAATTAGTTTTCCAACTTGTAACGATAAACTTTCCAAAAGGACCTTTTCGTTCTGGACGAAAATCCAATAAACCCACTTTTAAACCGCAATCGTCCACAATTTGTCGGACTTGCCTTTCAGTTAAAAGCTCGCTGTCCCACTCAAGTTTAAAACGAATCGACCATTCGTCGAGTCGCGGCCGGTGCCTGATGATTCTTCCTTTTGTGGCAGGGACAACAACGGGACGTGAGTCGATACAATAGTTTTTAACACCAAGATCAAGAGACTCGGGACTTACAAACAGACACGCAGCTGTCTGACGAACGAGTGAACTCCTGCCTTTTCCTTTTGAATAGTTTGCCGCAGAAATCAAAGCCCTTTGCAAACAAATGGATGGAATACAAAGGTTTTTTCCGTCCATTCTGTATGCAGCATATTCGGCTTGTTCCTCTTTTGATTTTTTCTCAATATTTGCGAGAGGTTCTAGCGGAAAAGCGTGCATCAGCAAAGGCGTTGTTCCTTTCAATTCAACTGTTGCTTTCATTTTTTTATCCTCCATTTATTTCCCGCGTGGAAAACGCCCGTTTGGAGATGGGCAAAACCACACGCCAGATTTTTATTGCAGGAGGCCGACGGATTTATCGCGGGATTAAACCTCCGTTTCCTTAGATTTCCTGTACTTCGAAGAATTCAGGTGATAATGAACGCAAGGCTTTTAAATTGGATTCAAAGTCATATCGGTTCATTTCGCCGTAATTTGAAAGCGCTGCCTGATAACAGCCAGCTATATGCGTTTTTATTTCCCATCGAACTGTATCGGGAGCTGGATAGTCCCATATCCATCTTGAGATCCGTTTGGGATCACCTTTGTGTTTAATGATAATCATGTTTTTTATCCTCCTGTTGTTAATTTGCTTCGTTCTATTGATAGAATTATATCATGCTCGTGCATGATGTGCAAGCGAAATTATCAATATTTTTTCGTGCAGAGTGTTTTTATAAACCATTACAAAGTAAGGAGATACGAGAAGTTTTTTTTAGTTCTCGCGCTAAAACCATTTTTTTAGCGAGATCTGAACGTTCTAAAGGGGTAAGTTTTGACCATCGTGCCCGGCCGCCCTTTTGGGCGCCAAGTTTTGCAAGTGCAATCGCATGAGGATTTTTTAGTCTGGTCACTGAATGTATAAGTCAATAATTTAAAATTGAGTTTTTTTCAACATTAGTTCGGCATTTTTTTTCTCAATGTAGTCGCGAATCATGTTACGCAAAATGATGCTGAAAGATTTATTTTCCAATAACGCTAAAATGCGTGCTTCTTTTGTTTCATTTTCGTCTAACAACACGCAATAACGTTTTGTTTTCACATTATTTGGTTGCGCCGGTGCGTTTTTATGTGACAATATGATTGATAGAAACAGTATAGCATAATCATGTGCGGGCATGATTAAAAATCCGCTGAAAATCCAAGCAGTGAACATGAAAAAAACCGCCGAGATCCAATAAAGAAAACGAAAAGAACTGCATAGGGTGGATGGGATTAAGATTGGGTTAAGAGGGGGATTATAAGGTTGATTATAAGGTGGGGGGGATTAATCTTTTAACAGGGAACGCTCAAATAAAAGGCTGTGTGAAAATCGCGCTTTTTTTATTGCTCTCTTGTCCTATAATCATGATTATGTAAAGCTCCGTAACCCCTTATATTAGATAGAGTTATGACTTATTGCCTCATTTCAAATGTCTTTAATAATGACCCCCCACCTGTTAGATTTCTCCGCCGCGCTGATTTTAATTTTAATGATCCCCCTCTTTTTTTATCCCTCTCCTTATCTTATCCTTATTATGTGTTCTGCTCTTCCTATATATGCTCTTTTACTCCTAGGGGCCCTTCCTTACCCAAAAGCTCTCATCGGGTTTTTTTGGACGGGGACGGGGATAAGGTGTTAAAATATGACGATTAGTTATAACCAGATTACACACTTTTTAGAGGCTGTTTTTTATTATAAGCTGTTAAAATGCAAAACCGCTCCGCGATGGACCATTAACAATTAATCATAACAAGATGAAAGACGATCCTCTCCTTATAGAGCCGGAAATTTTGGTTGAAGCGAAGCTTAGAGAGCTTGAGAGCTTGGAGACGGAGCGCGCGCGCAGGAGGCGGTATTCGGGTATGTCGTATTATGTGCCGAACCATATGCAGCTAAAGGCACATCGCTCAAACGCCCGTACAATCCTTTTTTCCGGGGGGAACCGGACTGGAAAGACGACCTTTGGGGCAATGGAGCTTTGTTTTCACCTAACCAAGGATTATCCGGCCTACTTTTCGCCTGTAAGAAGGTTTAGGGGACCTGTTCGGGCGGTTGTTTCCGTGGACTCATTTGATAAGATTGCGAAGGTGATTGAGCCGAAGTTGAAGCAGTATCTGCCTCAGGGATCGTTTAAGGTACGAAGGAAGGTAAGCAGTTATTTATCTAGAATCGAGTACAAGGACGGCTCTACGGTGGATGTGCTTACGCTTGAAATGGATGATCTTCAATATGAGGGTTTCGATGCGGACTTTGTTTGGGAGGATGAACCTCAGAATAGGAGTAAGCGCCAGGGGCTCTTAAGGGCCTTGATCGACCGGAGAGGTTATGAGGTGATTACATTTACGCCTCTTACGGAGCCATGGATGAAGGAAGAGCTCGTGGACAAGGCAGATGGAAAGAGGATCGATCTCATTACGGTGGACATGCGAGACAACCGTTTTACGGTTGCGGGCGAGCCGATTTTAAGGGAGGAGGCGATTCGGGAGTTTGAGGCTTCTATTCCTGAAGACGTGCGCGAGACAAGGGTGCATGGGAAATTCTTTCATCTTAGGGGCTTGGTCTATAAAGAATTTTCAAGCGTGCACACCTCCGACTTTGCCTACACGTACCCGGATCCCGTGATCTGCGTGCTTGACCCACATGACCGAGTTCCGCATCACGTTGTCTGGGCCTATATCGACCGTCAGGATGACGTTTACATTGACTATGAATTTACTGGCCATATCGAACTCGGAGAACTCGCAAAAAAGATTCTGGAGATTGAGGCGCGGCGCGGGTACAAGATGAAACGTAGGTTGATTGATCCCAACTTCGGGCGCAAGCCTTCGCGCGTTGGGTCAAACCAAACTGTGATTGAAGAGCTCTCGCGCCAGGGCGCTTACTTTTTTGAGGCGAATGATAATATTGAATTAGGTCATATGATTGTTCGTGAATATCTTCATTACGATAAGTCAAGGGATGTAACAGCGGTCAATAAGCCAAAAGTATTTTTTTCGCGTGAGCGCGCACCTTCCACGATCCGAAGTGTTATGAATCTTCAGTACGACGAATGGATCGGAAAACGCGCGAACGAACGAAATCCAAAAGAAAAACAAAAAGAGCGCGAAGACCACGGAGCTGACTGTATCAGATATCTTCTTGTCTCAAGGCCGACTCATGGTACGCTGAATGCGAGCGACACCTATGAACTCTCAAAACCTCCCTATTAAGATTAAAGCGCGCGGAAATTTCAAACTCAATCTTGAGAATCGTTTTACCCCGGAAGAGAAGGAAGAAATTGCCGTCAGGATTGGGACCTTCCAGACGGATGAAGAGATAAAGGAATGGGCGGAGGCAAGGAAAAAGACAATCACAAAAAGGCAGATCGTCCAGTACCGCTCATCCAAGATCTGGGCTCCCATTATAGAAAGGCATAGGGAGCGGTGGCGCGAGATGCTGCTAGAGGTCCCGCTTGCTAATAAGCGGAAGAGGATTGAGGAATTTTCGTCTCTTTTCGAAAAGGCACTTAAGGAAAAGGACCACCGGCTTGCGGGGATGCACTTAAGGGGAATCCGTGAGGAAATGGAGGGAGACAGGAAAGACGGAAGAGGGGTCACAAACCAAATCTATAACGTCGTCCAATTCAACTCCCTTTCCGATAGCGAGCTTGAGGAGCGGAGACTCCAGATCGTGAGCGACCTAAAACACATGAAAAAACTTGAACACTTAAGGAGGGAGATTCATGCCAGCACAATCAGAGCGTCAGAGAAAACTAATGATGATGGCGCTTCACAATCCGAGCCGGATTTACAAAGGTAATAGAGAGGTGCTTCAAATGAGTAAGTCACAGCTGATGGAATTCCGCCATCTAAAGGGAAAGGGCGGAGGCGGTGGAAGCCCGGTAAAGTTTAGGAAACGTGAAGGCGGGCTTGGCGATATTTAAAGGGGGACGGATATGAAACACGGGGATCACTTAAAGTCTATGAGCGCCAAACCGGTTATGAAATGCGATGAGTGCGGAAAGATGGGGCACGCCGCATCGACTCATCAAAAATCAACTCAGATGAGGGAGAAAAAATTTGGCAAGAGAGCTAAAAGATGAATTAAGCGGGGAGACTTTTGGAACGGAAACGGTCCAGCCCGAAGTGGCTCGGAACCCGATTCAGCTTGAGGTAAGTCCTGAGCTTGAAAAGACTCTTGTGGATATCATCCGAGAAGACTTTGAATCTTCACGCCAGGCTCGTGATAAGCGGGATTGGGGCCAGACTTCTAAAGGCGAGCATCTTGATTTTGACTCGTGGATTAAAAAGCTTCGGGAACTTTATTATGGCACGCGGGAGTCAAAGGACGTTCCATGGAAGTTTTGTTCAAACCGGTCGCTCAGGATTTCCGCGAGCATTTTGGATATGCTTCATTCGAGGCTTTTTCCGGCGGTCGTCAATGAGGACCTGCTTAGGTTTAGGCCTGGCGAGGTGACGGATGTCCCGAAGGTAGACCGGATCACAAAATTTATGAAGTGGTGGATTTTCGTCCGAAGCCGGATGAGAGGCTTTTTTGACGAATGGGTGAAAGGGGTTTTGGCTTACGGGGATTTAATCACGGAGTCAAGCTGGAAAATAGAATTTAGAGACGAGGGAAAGAGAGAGTCCGTTCCGGTGACGGATGACGCCGGCAACGCGCTTACGAATCAAGACGGAACTCCCGCTCTTATTTCCGAACCAGTCCCAAGGAGGCTTGAGCGGACGCAGTCTAAAATTTACATGCGGGACCAATTTTATCTTCAGGATGGAAGCAGGAATATTTCTGAGGAGCCGGTGATTTTGGAAGAAACGCTTTTTTTCCGGGAACTTAAGGAAGGCGAGGCACGCGGCACTTTTGTGAACATTGACCGCCTTAAAGAAAAAATTCCAATTTCAGAGGAGCGGATTGGCTCTCTGGATCCGGCTGATGAAGAAAGAGTGAAGGAAATAAGAATTAGAAATCATCCCGTTAAGATCCATAAGTGGTATGGAAATTTTGACGCGGACCAAGATGGGTTTGCCGAACGCATAAGAGTCTATGTCGCTACAGAATACGACCTTTATTTGGGGGCAACGGCGATCTCGAACATCGCTTACCATGGGGTCCAGCCTCTTGATTACACGAAATTTGACAGCCGCATCGACAGCCCCCAGCAGAATCTGGGCGAAGGCATTTTAGAGAAAGTTCATGAGCTTTCTGATGAACTTGACGCAATCTTTAATCAAATGACGGATGCGAATACGCTTTCCGTCATGCGCCCGGGTTTTTATGATCCGTCTGGAGACCTGGATGCTCCGGTCTTAAAACTCGCTCCAAATAAAATTACGCCGGTCTCTGATCCGAGCCGGAATGTTTTTTTTCCTGATTTCACGATTCAAGTAAATCAATTGATCGCGGCGGTTAGAATGGTGCTTGAATTTATTGAGCGGCTTACGGCAGCGAGTTCTTATGTGCTTGGAAAAGAATCAGAAATTGTGGGCGGATCGGGAACCGCGACAAGGACTCAGGCAATTGTCCAGGCTGCTGAAAGCCGTTTTGCGCTTCCTGCGGAGCGACTCAGGGAAGGGGCCGCAAGAATTGTAAATCATCATCTTGCGCTTGTGCAACTCAACATCCCGCCGGGGCTTGAATCCAGAGTATTGGGAGAGAAAGGAGAGGTTTTATTTGGGCCGAACGAACTGACCCAGGAAGGAATTGCCGGAGAGTTCGACGCTTATTTATTAGCCGATCCATCGATGGGTTCAAAGGAAACGGAGCGCAATCTTGCGTCTATGCTTTATTCAATCTTGCTTCAAAATATGATCGTCGGCTCGGATCCCGTAAAGATCTATAAGGTAACGGCGAATCTCTTAAAAGCTTATGACATTAACTATGAGGAGTTCTTGGGCCCCGAGCCTGCGAGCGACATGATTGATGATCCTAGAGATGAAAATACCCTGATCGTTCAGGGAGATTTCGAAAGAGTAAAAGCTCAAATTACCGAGAACCACATTCTTCACATTCAAAAACACATGGAACTTTTAGAGTCCCCTACACTTGCGAGCCTTCCCCCGCACCTTGTAAACCAAATTCAGGAATTTACAAAAAGTCATCTTCTGGAGCATCAAGGCATGATGCAGGCTATGATTGGCATCATTTCAAAAATAGGAGGAGTTGGGGGTGGAACAAAATCTAACGCTGGAGGAAGCGAAGGAACTCGCACGCCATCCGGCGTGGGCCAAATTGAAGGACCGCTTGGCGCAGCACTCGAAAGCAAAAGAGAAGGTGAAGGCGGAAGCTATACGCCAGGGCCGCCAGTTTGAAATGTATCTTGCTCAGGGATTTGTAGACGGCCTTGAGCATGCGGTAAAAGAGCTTGAGACCTTAATCACCAGACTCAAGGAAGAGTCTGAGACCTAAAGAGGAGATAAAAATGGAAAACCCTGAGAATCAGGAGACGGAAGTTGAATTAGGAGTTGAAGAAAAAAAAGAAGAGGGAGCAACGGAAGTTGATCTCGATAAGAAAGAAGCGGCTGAATCGGCTGGTGAATCGAAAAAAGCGGTAGGCGCTAACAAAGGCACAGATTATGTAGACCGGGAAGAATTTCAAAAGGCGCTCAAGCGCATGGAATATCAATCCCGACAGATGGAACGCGAGCGCCGAGAGATGGAAGCTTTAAGAAGCCGCATTTCAAATGCGGCTCTTGCGCCGAACGCATCCGGCGTTACAGTAGAAGACAGGGAAGATGAAATTGATGAACTTGCGACGAGAGATTGGAAGAAAGCTGTCGAGCTTTTAGCCGAAAAGAAATTGAGGGATCTTCAAAAAGAGCAGATTGAAGCCGAAAAACAAAACTCACTTTGGGCCGAGCTTGAACACTCAAAGTCGCGCGTCAGAGAGCGTTACCCATCCGTTGATATTGAGAGTTCCGAAGAAGCGAAAGCATATATGGAAGTCTTAAACGAAAATCCAAGCTATCTTAAGAACACGCATGGGCCTGAGCTTGCCATGTATAAGATGGAAGAAAGGCTGAGGGCTCAGGGCAGAGTGCCGAAAGAAGTGGAGCCATTGATTGATCGGGAGCTTGAGAGACGCTCACGAGTGAGCACAGCAAGCGTTACCCCAGGTCGTCACGCAGCAAAGCCGAATACTTATGTGCTTTCAAAAGACCAGAAAGAATTATGTGATCGTCATAAAATTCCTTATGAGGAGTACGCCCGCAATGCCAAAAGGCTTGAAAGCGGAGAAAGTTTAGAGGTTTAAGATGGCAAAACCAAAAAGATCCGATGAGGTTGAAGAAGTGAAAACCGACTTCGAGAACGAAATACCGCCTGAAGAGGCGAGCGGCCAAGAAAGTTCTGCGGCCATTGGCGGCCAGAGGGAACCGGAAACAAAGCCAACCTTAATCATGACTGAGCTTGATTCGATTATTCATGAACGATTAAAAGCTCAGCCAAAATCGCTTAAAGAGCTTGACTTACAGGTCTCAAGAACTGAGGCTCCTGGGCTTCACAGATTAAGTCTTCCAGAGTACTTTGAGAAGTTTAGTTACGATTGTACGCGGGGAGAGATTTGTGAGGTGCATAGAAAAAATGGCAAAGACGTGAAGGGGAGAGGTAAGTACATCATGCGCTGGATCCTAAAAGACAAGCGCGCCATTGACTATGCGATTAATGTGAGGGGATGGATGCTCGTAAACAAGGTGCTTTTTCATGACGCGCCCAACATCCTTTTTTCTACCTCAGGAGCAGTGGAGAATGGAGACAGTCTTTTAGCGGTGATGCCGGTTGAGAAAGCGCTTAAAATCAGGGAGTTTCCGAGAGTTCGTTCACAGGAGTTACTTCGTTCACGAATGACCCCATCCAAAACCAAAGCCAATCGTGTACTCATGACGGGAAATCCAGAATCAGAATACGTCTATGAACCCGACATGGGAACAGATGAGGCGGATACGGGTGAAGGGTCGGCTAGCCAGCCTGGAAGTATTCAGGAGGGCAGAGATTTTTAAAGGAGAAAGTCATGGCTAACGATAACATCCCGCGTGGCTTTATTCCGCTAAACCTAACAGCGAGGGATATCCATTACTATCGCGTGTCTACGGCGACCGATATTTTTATCGGTTCTCCGGTGACGTTGCTTGCGAGTGGATATGTTTCTGCTGCCACAGCGACCGGTGTTACGCCGGTTATAGGTGTAGCGGTGAGCTTTGCGGGCACACTCAAACGGGGACTGGCGACGCCGGATCCGTTTTTGGATGTATCGGATCTTACACCTCCGAGCCCTTCTTCGGATACGGGTGACAGATGGATTGGAGTTGCCGATGATCCAAGCATGGAGTATCTCATCCAAGAGGATACGGGCGGGACTGCGCTTGCTCTTGCCGATGTAGGGGCTGCGACAGACTTTATCTATCGCGGTGCCACGGCAATTGCAACCAACGGCAATTCAGATACGGGTTGGGCAAATGTGGAGTTGGATGCTTCAGGCGTGGTTACTACCACTGCCGCTCAATGCCAGATTTTGAGGCTTGCCGATCTTGTGAACTCAGACGGCACTGAAAATGCTGTGGGCGACTATGCAAAGTGGATCGTACGGTTTTTTCATCACCAGAGAGCTGCTGGTCTTATTGCTCAGCCTGGTATCATCGTCTAACCAAAGGAGAATTAAATGAACAGGACGCAGTTTAATAAGGCAACGGTGCCTGGGCTATTCTCCTTTGCGTTGGATAGCTACAGGCTTCAAGCAGGTGAAGGAAATCTTTGGCGGAAGGTCGTCGAGGCTTGTGGATCTGTTAAAAGCTCCAAAAGGACTTATGAGGAATCAGCCTATTATGCTGGTCTGGGCACAATTCCGGCTAAGCCCGAAGGAGAACCAATAAGCTATGGTGATTTCCTCCAAGGACCGACGAAAAAATGGACCCATCGGACATTTGGTCTGGGTGTCAAGATTACGGAGGAGTTAATTGAGGACAGCCTCTATCCTGATATTCCGACCGAGATGGAGTCATTCAGCCGGGAGTTAGGATCGAGTGCTCGTGAGACGATGACGCTCCTTGTGTTTGATATTTTTAACTCAGGCACCGGAACGACAACTCATACGGGTGGTGATGGGCTTGCTATCTTTTCAAGCGCTCACACAAGTCTTAGAGGAAGCACTTGGTCAAATCTGATTACTCCGGCTGCCGATCTATCGGCAACGGTCCTTCAGACGACCTTGGACAACTTCGAAAACACAAAGGACGACACGGGAAAATGGCAGATGATTAAGGCAGAGTATATTCTTTGCAATCCGTCAAATGCGTGGAAAGCAAAGGAGTTGCTTAACTCAGGCTATGATCCCGAATCACCCAACAACGCGATTAACACGATTAAGGAGCGGAATTTAAAGCTGATCTCGACTCCATATTACACGGATACAGATGCTTTTACGCTGCTTGCACGCCCTCCGATTTCGAATGGGGGAGTCATTGCGTTTGAGCGTCGAAAGGTGACCTTTGGCCGAGATGGAGATTTTGATACAGGGGACGCGCTCATTAAGGTGACTTTTAGGTTTAGTGTTGAAGTCAATAAACCTAATAATCTTTATCACAGCGCCGGCGGTTAATCAATTAAGGCGGGTAAGTTACCCTTACCCGCCTTTCTCACGGCCTCTCGATATGGGGTGAGGGGAAAAGGAGTCTTCAAATGGGACAGTTTAATATAAGGAACGGCTGGACTTTGGGGCCGCACGCCAATTTCTTTGCGAGAACGGACAATCTGTTTTCTGAGGGCGATACGACACCTGATGTGACGAACGGTTGTCTTTTCTTTTCACAGAATACGACCACAACGGCCATTACGCATTTTGACCTAACGCCGATGGCGTCGAATACGGGAGGCACCTGGCACCAGCAGTTTGAGGGAAAGCGGATCATTGTTATGATGATTGACGGTTCGACAAGTCTTGTGAATGCAGGTCAGCTTGTCCTGTCGGGTACGTCGAATCTTCAGGGTGCCAATAATTCGGTTGAGCTTCTTTATCACAACTCAGCTTGGATTGAGCTTTCTCGAAGCATTAATCAAGTGACCGATACGATCCGCGTGACAAGCATGTCGATTGCGGATTATGTGGCGGATACGACGTCTCAGACGATCAATGCGACCAATAACACAAGGACGATTTTCGGGCTTTCCTATGCGACGTCACCGCTTCTTATTAGACGGGTGCTGAACGGCCAGCAGGGACAGCATTTGACTTTGGTTTCAGCGGGCCCTTCGGATCTTCGCGTCATTGTAAATACGGACGCAACCGGCACATTTGTCTCAACGTCTTCGACAAGTTCAACTCAATTCAGGCTTGCCTCAAGCGGCGCAATCAGTTTTATTTATCAAGGCGCAAAGTGGCTTGAGTCTACTCCTGTTTGGGCAAATACAAGCGTAACCTATACCACATAATGTGCCTAACGTTAGTCGTTTTAAGAGGAGAAATTCCGACCGGTCTGGTTTTAAGCATTATGAGATTGACCTGATTCGGGATAAGGGTTTTCTCGTAGCAGGTAACGAGTTCGACACTCCTCCTCCCTCTGAGTTGCCCCTCGGAGGAGAGGGGGATCTGTCAGGAGATCCAAGATCAAGCTCTGATTTTACGATCTCAAATGTTAATACCGCCGTTACCGACAAGCCGACTTACTACATTACGGCGGCCGGCGGAATCTCAGCCGACTTAAGCCGCGCCTGGATGAACGTAACGGGCTCCAATGCGGCAGTCACAATCACCTCAAATCCAAGGATTTCGCAAGGCAAAGAAAGCGATATCCTCACGCTTTTCTGCACCGATTCGCAAATTACCATTCAGAACGGAAATAGTGTGGCTACTGTTGGGTCGGTTCCGGTTGTTTTAACTTCGGGCTCTTATGTGACTTTTATTTACAACACGTCAAACACAGCATGGAACGAAACCTCAAGGGGGAGGGTCTAAATGGCAAATCGATTGGTTGACAATGTCATCATTATTGACTCGGCAATGGGAAACCAACAAGTCTTCATGGATACGGGAAACATCACTAATTATGTGATTAGCGCGATCAGTTTTTGGTACGGCGGGACGAACGGCGCTTTAGACCTTTCAGCTGCCAATACAGCGGATCACATTATCAGGTTTTCGCTTCTTCAGGTGAATACCGGCAATGCCGGTCTTACGTTTATTCCGGCCGTGGAGCACAGAAGCTTTGCCGAGCCGATCAGGCTGAACACCTTAAAAGTACCCGTCGTGACGGCAGGAACTGGCTGGGTCTATTTAACCTAAGATGACAATTTACGAACATACGACAAGTCTCACGACCGCTTCCGCATCTGTTTCATCTACGACCCTTAACGTCATGGGAGGGATCTTAAGGCAGGTACTCGTTCGGGCCAACACATCTACGACGGTCTTTAGGGTTGATCTTGAAGACTCCGACGCTGTTACGAGGCTTAATTATGACTACCATACGGGGGAACTCAATGATGTCGATGTCGCGTTTCCCATTACCGGAGTTTACACATTAAATATTACGAATGCGAGTCCCGATGATACATTTCGGATTGTTTTGGCCGTTCAAGAAAATTAAGGATAATTTTATAAAAAATGAGGAAAACCGACTTCGGGAGAAATACACCGGCTTAATCAATCAAAAAGAAGAACTTTATCTTGCCCGTCTTAGGGATTTAGAAACGAGTGAAAAGGAACTGGATTTTAAAAGGCGGGACATAGAGGTCAAAGAAGAAGAAACAAATGAAAAGGAAAAGGAACTGGATTTTAAAAGGCGGGACATAGAGGACTTAGAAAAAAGGCTTCATGATAAAAAATCAGATCTTGAGAAAGCAAACGAGGAGATAAGAAACCAGATTCGCTTGATTGAAGCAAAGGCGTCTCCCAGTTCCGTTTGGGTGGAGTCTTTTAGTCATGGTTTCTCAAAGGCTTGGGATATGATGATGCCGATCGTGAATGAGGGAAGCGAGAAATTAAAAAACTCGATATACCGAAAAGCCACGGATGAGACGATTGGGAATCTTGAATCCGTCATAGAGACGAGAATTGAAACGCTTAAGCTTACTCAGCTTAAACCGGCCAATGATTTAGTTAAAAAGCGGTCTGAGTTTTCTCTCAAATTAAAATCGTCAAAGACAGATTTTGAAAAAATTAAGTATGCGGCTTATAT